TCGACGAGCACCGTCGTTGACGACGCGGCGACATCGATCGCGATGCCGACTCCCATCGGCTCGCCCGGTGCGATCTCGCGCTTCGGCGTGACGTTGCCCAGGTCATACGAGTTGGTCGAAACCGCCACTCCAGTGAACGCCTGCGCGTCAGAGAGCAGCGTTTGAGCATCGAGATACATTTGGTTGCTCCTGCTGTTGTTTGCTGCTAATCAGGCGCGTCATCGAGACCGCGCCCACTCCGACTACGAAACGGTCGCTTCGGTCTCCAAGAGCTGATCGCACTTCGCGATCGGGATGCCACGGAACGTCGGGCGCATCATGCCGTCCACGTTCTCGTAGGTGATGCCGCCGCCGGCGATCACGTCGTCGCGGCGCTGAATGTCGAGCATCTGGAAGATCGTGCGGTTCATGTAGAACGCCGGCTTGCCGAGACCCATCGCAGGGATGCGGTGAATCATCTTGATCATGCCTTCGGTGATGTCGGCAGCGTTCGTCTTCGCGACGAGATCCGAGATGTCGATGTTGCAGAAGCGCACGGCGAAGCGCCAATCCTTCAGCGCGATGCCCGCCTTCCACTGCCAGCGTTCCTGATAGGCGCGCATGCGCGAGCCCGCGATGCCGGCGGTGAGTTCGGCAGTGACCTCGCCGTAGTCGTTGTGCTGGAGACCAGCCGACGAGCCCTTCGGGAAGATCCCGGTGCACGTCTGATCGCCCCAGACCACGAGCCAGATCGAGCTGTTATCCGATCCGGTGCCTCCACCGTTGATGATGTTCGAGCCGTTCGTCGCGGTGAGCGACGAGTAGCGCGGCGAGAGCCCGGTGAACTCTTCGGGCGCGAGACCGGCGTTGCCGTAGAACAACGTCTGCCCCATCTCTTGGTTCATCGCTTCGATGAACGCGCGGCCTTCGCTGAGTCGGAACGCTTGCACGTTGCCGTTCAACTTCGCGAGATCGACATCGACCTCTGACCACGCTTCGAGGATGCCGGCCGCTTCGTCGATCTGTGCGGTCGTGCTCTTCGACGGCGTGATGCCCTGGTTCAGCAGTCTCCAGGCGACGGTCGGCAAGCCGGTGCGCACGGTCGTGCGGTGTCCGGTCGGCAGGTTGCCTTCGATCCAGCGCATGTCGAGCAGGATCTCGTTCGTCTGCGAGAGCAGCTCGACGATCACCGGCACCTTGCCATCGGGATCGATGCGCTTCGCCCAATCAGCGAGCGTCAGAACATTTGCGCCAAGTCCAGCCATCGGTCAACTCCAGTGCGCGGCGAGCTACGTCTCCGGCGTGTTGTCGTAGAGCTTCTGCTCCGGCGTCTTCGCCTTCGGCTTCAGCGACGCCGACGTTGCGCCTTGCCCGTCTTCGCTCGCGCGTCTACCGAGATCGGCCAGGAACGACACGACCTCGATGTGGTTGTCAGCCCCGACTCGCTTCATAAACCGCATGAACGAGTCGCGACGCGTGTGCCCATCAGGGCGGATCAGGTCGAGCCCTACCTTCGCGAGCCGCTGCGTCTCCGCAAACTTCTCGCCGCCATACGTTGAATCGGCCTTCGTGTCTGCCAGGAACTTCGCGCTCGCGGCCTTGACAGACTCGATGTGCTCGTTCAGCGCGGCCTGCGCGTCGTCGTTGGTGAGCTTGTTGGTGCGCGCTTCACCCTCGAAGAGCTTCAGGTCATCGGCGTCGAACAGATCCTTCGCGTCGTCGGGTATCGACAGCTTGTAGGTCTCAGGCGCACCGCTGGCCGGCGGCTCTTTGCCCTTGCCCTCTTTGCCCTCTGCTCCCGTCTTGCCCTCTGCGCCGGCTGCCGGTGGTTCCTTGCCTGCGCCTTCCTTGTTGCCTGCTGCCGCTGCTGCTGCGGCGGCTGCTGCTGCTGCGTCTGGGGTTTCGGTGGAACCCTTACCCTCTGCGCCTGCTGCTGCTGTCATCGTTCCTCGCTCTCCGCCGCGCGCTTCGTGCGTGACGCGGCGACCATCTCGTTGAACTGCCGCTTCCAACTGCTCCCTTCGCGTTGCATTGTCTGAAACAAGTCTTCGTTCACGTCCACCATCACCGCCATCAGCTCGTGCCCGAAGTCTTGCCGGCCGGCGTTGTAGTGGATGCTGGCGTCGCGCGCCCAGACGCTCTCGAACACGCGCGCTCGATCAAGCAGCTCCGCGAGCACGACGCGACCTTCGGGCAGCGACATGATGGTCGCGAGCGCGTTCGTGAATCGCTCCGCGCGCATCTTCTCGAACCGCTCTGCATCACGCACGAGACGCGGATCCGATGCGTTGCCCGTCACGGGTGCCGGCGGCAGTCGCGGCGGCGTCGGCATTACGGCGTGCCTCCCGCTGTGAAGTTCCCACCAGCACCGCCGACGACAGCTTCGAGCGGTGAGCCCGGCTGCGGCGCGGCGGCTGCGCCACGTGCAGCAGCTCCGAGCTTCGCCATCTGCTCCGCTTGCGCGGCCTGCGCCTGCGCCTGACGTTCGGCTTCAGCGGCCTGCTCTGCTTCGTCGTCGCTCGCGATCTGCCGGGGATCGACGCCGAGCGTGTCGGCGTAGGTGTTGATGATCACGAACGGCTTCACCTTGTGCCGCGCTTCCGGGTAGAGCTGGATGACCGGCGTGATGCTCGCGAGGAACCGATCCTGCCCGACGACGCCGACGAGCTTCTGCGCTTGCGCGAGGATGCTCGTGTATTCGACCTTGAGGATCTTGCCCTGCACTTCTTGCGGCGGTTCGGGGATCATGCCGGCCGCATCCATCAGCTCGTAGACGCGATCGACGCACGGGTCGAGCAGGTCGTCGTTCGTGCGCTCGACCACTGGCCCGAGCACGAGCATCTTCTCGCTCGATCGCTCTTCGACCTCGCGCGCTGTGATCGGCTGCCCCATGTCGCTCTGCGCCATCATCAGGAACAAGTCTTCGTAGAACGCGCGGCGAATGAGATACCGAACCTGCTCTTCCTTCTGCGTCAGGTGTTGCAGCCCTTCGAGCCGCACTTCGTGAATCGGTGCGAGCCCCTGCTGTCCCTCGCGCACATCGACATACGTGATGTCACCGCCGACGAGCGAAGTCTTCTGCGTGCGCAGTGACGACGGCCCCATCAGCGGCGGATCGACGACCTTCGTCAGCAGCATGCCTCCCTTGCGCTCCATGATCTGAAGCTGCCGCACGTCGCCGAGCGCCTGCGCTGCCGGCCACTCCGTGCCCCAGGAGTCATTGCCCGTGGTGCGCCACCGTGGGCAGAGCACCGGGAACGAGTTGTAGCCGCTCTCGCGCAGGAACTTGTTCGCGCGGTAGTCCGGCCCATCGAGTCGCCCGGCACTCACATCGGTCTCGACCTCGAAGTGGTAGCTCGTGAACGGCATGCGCTTCACTGCGTCGATCGCGTTCGGCATGCGATCGTCGTTCGGTGAGACGAACCAGCCCACGGTGACAGCTTCTTCGTAGTCGCCCCGATCCCACAGGTCTTTGACGCGCGTCGAGAAGCGCGACCAGTCGATGTCGCGATAGCCAGGTCTGACGCCGTATTCCTTCACGCACTGCCGCACGGTCATCTCGTGCTCGTGATAGAAGGTGTCAACAATGCCACGCTTGCTCGTCTCGATCGCGTAGCTGCCGATCGGGTAGGTGTAGGTGCGGAAGAGATCCTCTTCATCCGGCAGGATGCTGATCGCGCCCGTGCCGAAGAGCCCCATGTCACCGTAGATCAGCGGCAGCGAGTTGTAGATGTTGCTCTGCGCGAACATCGTGAGCATGCGCTGCGTGACGACGTGCAGCCAGTTCTTCACCGGCCCGAACTCCGCCAGCTCCGGGTCTGGCGTCATCAGCTTCATCCACGGTCGCGCCGGCGACGTGAGCCCCGCGTGCATGCCGCTCTCCAGCGTGCGCACCGCGTAGCTGCCGGTCGAGTCGATGATGTTCTGGAAGCGGCGGTCGCCACGGTTGCGATCGCTCGTCTGGAATCGCGAGCGACGCGGCATGAGGAAGTCGGCGATGTCGCGCCAGTGTGCGTCGTAGCCTCCGCCCTGGCGCTTCGAGATGAGCGCGTTGCGTTGCTGCTCGATGCGAGCCCGCAGGGTCTTCGGCCCTGCTGACATCGCGGCGTAGAGTGCGGTCGCCACGATCGATCGCTACTTCCCGTAGAGCGCGACAGCGGCGCTCTTCTTCTTGCTGCCCTTCTTCTTGACCTTCGCCATCGCTACCCTCCGAGCAGTGACGTAGTGCTGATGCCGGCCATTGCGGTGCTCGTGCCGACACCAGTGAGCGGTCGAACAAAGCCGGCGGCTCCAGCGGCGGCGCGCTTCCGTGTGCGCGTGCCGGCCTGCTGTGCCTGCGATGCAGCCTTGCTCGCTTCCGCAGCGGCGTCTGGCGGCGGCGGTGTCGCCGGCGGCTTCGCTGCGGTGCGTCGTGCTCGTTCTGCTTTGATGGCTTGCAAGATGATGTTCGTGGCGAAGCCAGTCGGTCGGCCGTTCTTCCCCGTCGCGGAGAGCGACGTTTCGGCTGCGTCGAGTTCAGCGTCGGTCTTCGTGCTGAAGTCGGTGTTCTGAGGTTTCGGCTTTGGAGCGAATGCGGCAGCCATCGTTTACAGCCATTTGCCGCCCCTCATGTGCACGACCTCCACTGGCCGGAAGTCGAAGGCACGCAGCACCTTGTCGAGCCGTGAGCTGAGCGGTGCGGAAATAGTAACCATATCGAGGGTCTGTGTCGAGATCCACCGCAACATCTCGCGCAGGAGTGCAATTCCAGCCCCGAGCCCGCGCCGTTCTGCCGGCACCCACCACGCCACGACGTTCACGTAGTCGCGTCCGGTGAACGGGTGCGGCATGCGAATCGCGCAGAGGAAGCCGATGATCGCGCCCTCGTGCTCCGCCACGAACATGCCGCCGCAGCTCTCCGCTTGCAGGAACAGCTCAGTGACGCGCTCTTCGGTCGGCTGGTAGACGTTGAACTGGAGCGCCACATCGACGACGCCGGGGATGTCTTCGAGCCTCGCGGTGCGTGCGGTCATTGCCCGTCTTCGGTGATCGCGCGGCCGATCTCCAGCAGCTCGTCGCGCACCTGCCAGGGATCGTCTTGCGTCTTCGCACGGTTCGAGCGACGCATCTGCTCGTAGAACTTCGCCGGCATGTCGTCGAGCGCGTGCGTGTTCATGTAGGCGTCGGCAAGGTCGGGCGACTTCCCGATGCGCTCCTTGACCATGTCCTTCGGTTCGAGCACGAACACGCCGTTCACGTAGGTGTAGGTCGGCTCTGTCAGCTCCGCGATCATCTCGTCGAGATCAGGGAGCTGCGCGCCGTCGCGGATATACGCCGCGCCCTTCATCCACATCTCGGCGCGGCGGTTCTTATAGCGCGGGTCGAGTGCTTTGCCGGCGTAGTTCAAGCGCACGACCGGAATGCCGGCGACCGTCAGGTTGTCGATGACACCGTGAGCCCATCCGACCGTGTCGTCGATGAACTCCATCTC